TAAATTTTGGGCTTCCTGTTCCTGATGTTGCTATTACTGCTCCTTTGAACAATGCTCAAATTCCGGGTACAGTAAATATAACAGCTAATGCAACGACCGTTACCGGTGCTTCCATTAGCAGCGTCCAATTCAAAGACGGCGGAGTTAATTTAGGTGCTGCGGATACAAGTAGTCCATATGCGCTTTCCTGGAATACTGCAAGTGCAACGGTAGGGGCGCATGCGCTAACCGCTGTAGCGACGGATTCTTGGGGACACGTAAATACCAGTGCGATAATTAACGTTACTGTTACTAGGGCGATGCCCGATCTAACAGTACTTTCTACGACATTTAACCGCACGACAGGGATATTGACTAGCGTAATCAAAAATATTGGTGCGGCAGCAAGCCCCGTTACTACGGTAAGTTTCAAAACGTCTGTAGACGGCGTTGTTAAATACACTCCAACTTACGCTAGTTCAATAGCTGCTGGCGCTTCTGTTAACGTCACGCAAGACCACATAATGGAAAGCGGCGTCCACAGCGTTACTGTTGTTGCAGATTCGGCGTCTGTTGTTACTGAGACAAACGAAGCTAATAACACCCTGATAACGTCAGTAAATTTTGGGCTTCCTGTTCCTGATGTTGCTATTACTGCTCCTTTGAACAATGCCACAATTTCTGGAGCGGTAAACATAACAGCAAACGCAACTACAGTTACAGGCGTTGCTATTAGCAGCGTCCAATTCAAGGACGGGGCTACTGTTCTCGGAACTGATACAAGTAGTCCATATGCGCTTTCCTGGAATACCGCAATTACAACGAATGGCGGGCATGCGCTAACCGCTGTAGCAACGGATGCTTGGGGCCATGTGAACACAAGTGCCATTATTAACGTTACTGTTAACAACGGAACCGCTGTATCCCCTTATGCTATCCAAGGTTTTGCGAAAGCAGACGGTGTTACTGGCGGAACGGGCGGCGTTACTCGTAACGTTACTAATTGCTATAATGACACCAGAGCGGGTTCATTTAGAGCGGCTCTTGCGTACAATGGACCACGTATAATTACATTTCAACCGGGGCTTGTCTGCTCTAACATTGTCCTTGCAGCGGATGTCTACATAGAATACCCTAATGTAACAATTGACGGCGCTGGCGCTAACATAACCTTTAGTACACAGACGTTGTTTGTAAGAAAAGCTAACGGCGGGCCAATTTATAACGTTATAATTAAAAACCTTACTTTTAAAGACACTGTAGTTAATAGGCAAGCAATAGCTATTTATGGGAGTTCATATAAAGTATGGATTGACCATAATACGTTTATAAACAATACTTCAGATCCGGCAGCAACAGGGCAGGCATTAGGCATTTTCACCAATACGACTACTACCGGCTTCACTGGGATTACTATAAGTTGGAATCGTTTTGATCCTCCAGGAAACGATAAGTGTATAGCTATTAGCGAAGATAATGATACTATCCAATTAGGGTTTAGAGTTAGCATACATCATAACTACTTTAACGAATGCGGCGCACGGTCTCCGCGTGTACACGGTAAGGGTATCTACATCCACGCATGGAACAACTACCATTATGCTTGGAGAGAATACGGTATTGGATTCGGCGGGTATGCTAACCTCTGGGTACAAAACAGTATTTTTGAAAATACCAGCGCATTGTATATAAAAGCGGTTGACCCCTGGTATGCCCAAGGTGCAGCTGGCTATTATAACTCCAATAGCGTTAGGGCTGACAATAACACTTTAGTAGGGTTAAACGGAAAGCCGAAGCCAACTATAGGCACGGTAGGTACTTTTGACACCAGCAAGATAACATACACCTTTCCGTTAGACCTGCCGGATGCAAATCTTAAAGCTCGTATTATAGCGGGGGCGGGTGCAAACCGATAAGTAAGCACTTAGGGAACCAGGGATGGTTCCATCCGCTGTTTTAAGTCACTCAAATTGAGTGACAACAAATAGGACTTGACATATAGCATTAATTAGTGTAATATGTCAAGCACATAATCCATACCGGACAACTAAAATGGTAGACCCCATCAGCGCAGTAGTAGCAACTACTGCTGTAGTCAATGAATTAAGCGTATTGCTCGCGGCTATATCTACACTTTTAGTTAAGATAGCGACAGGAGCGGCTTCAGCGATTGCGTTTTGCTCAATAGCTACAAAATACCTTCCGCCACCAGAAGCGGGTTCTAAGCTAGAGAACCTATACAAACTTGTTAATGCTTTAGCTCAAAACGCAGGATATGCGGAGAATAAAAGTAAATGAGTGTTTTTGACGTCAACGAACTAATCTCTGTAGTTACATTTTTATGGTTAGCTACATACGCGATATTATCTTTATGAATAAAGAATCAGTAAAAGCGATAGCCTCCGTACTTATCTATTCAATGGTTGCATCTCTCTTAATTATCTTACTAATTACGATTATTAACGCGCCTATAATTATCGCCGCACTCGTAGTAGTATCCGCAGTTATGCTAGCGATAGAATATGCTGAAATGGCTTGCCAGAAGGACACTGAGTGATGCGCACGGACTTTTATGATGAAGATGATATTGAGCCAAGGGTGCTAAGGCCTATCTACCATAACCATTCTGTAGATGACTACTCCGAAGAAGAAGGTGTCGGCGGGGGTTCCACCTTTGGTGACTTTTATGACGGCGGATTGACGCACATGATCCGAGATCATATGTATGATCTTCGGACATATATTGACGAGTTGGAAGATCAAAATGACTCCGGTGAAAACCTAGAGTACGTGCAACGCATACCGAAGCGTAAAAAACGGATAGAATAGGATGTAATATTTTACCTACAAAACGTCAACTTTTGGTCAATTGTAGTTGAAATAAACTTGTGCAACATTAGCACTTATACACATCACGATAAAAATTGTGTTCTGAAGTGCATAACCGTGAGAATCGGTTAGACAAAACATAAATTATTACGTAACGGAGTAAAAAAGATGGGGAAGTTATTAGGGTTATTTCTATGGCTTAAAGCGCGTTTAAAAGAGCCTTCAACTATGGCATCCATAGCGGCTGTTTGCGCGATGCTGGGAGTCCACATGGATTCTGTAATTATAAGCGATTGGTTAAATACATTCACGTTAGTATTTGGGGCATTAGGTTTTTTTGTAGCCGAAGCAAAACCCGTCACTAAAGTTTAATAATAGTGACTAAGCCCACATTAGTTATCGTCATAATTCTCTTTATATTTAGCGCAAGTTGCGTACAAATGCCGTGCAGTAATAGCGTAGTACCAGCTGTTGCTCTTGGGGAGCACTTAAACGAAATAAAGATGAATGGGCTTTCATATAATTTTTCTTGCGATACTTGGTTTCTTCAGTAGCACGAAACTTTGAGCACGGATAGACGACAGCGGAATGTGCAAGGTAGCTAAAGGACTGCGTAAGCATTATAAATGGTATAAGTGTGAATACATTGACTGACAATAAATTAAATACAGCGAAGGCTATACTTATAGACATGATAAAGCTTTTTGAGGGGTGCCGTCTTACGGCTTATCCAGACCCCGGAACGGGGAAAGCGCCGTGGACAATAGGATACGGGCAAACAGGAAGCGGGATAAAGGAAGGCACCGTATGGACGCGAGCACAGGCAGAAGCAGCACTTAATGCTACCGTCTCACTCGTAGTAGAAAGCGCCTTAAAAGCGTCTCCTGAGCTTGTAAAAGCGTCTCCTAACCGTATCGCAGCGATAAGCGACTTCATCTACAACTGTGGTTTGGGGAGTTACAAAAAATCAACACTCAAGAAATATGTAGATAGCGGGTATTGGGAACACGCTAGCATGGAGATCATCAAATGGAACAAAGGCGGCGGAAAGGTGTTGCCTGGGCTAGTTAGACGTAGGCAAGCGGAAGCTGAATTGTTAAAGTCTTAAACGAATAAAGAATCTACTACATAAACAGTTTTGGCCTGGTTGGAGGCAAGCCCAAGTTAGTAAAGAACGTTTCATCCGCTAACTTAAACACTTTAGGCAATCATTATGCCACGCCGTAATAAAAACGTGCAACCTCAAAGAAGTAAGCAACAACAACAACAACAACAACAACAACAGCCCCGTAGAAATGCGCGACCAGGGAACAAAGACAAAAGGGGATATCACGATAGCTACTCACAGTTAGAAAACGCAGGCGCTTTTTACGAAGAAGCCGCTCCCGTAGCAGTTAAGTCGCAGCCTTTAAGAGCTTTGAACGAAGCTCAGTTCAATGCTATAGCAGCGATACACGCTAACGACATTACTTTTTTAGTAGGTCCAGCGGGCACAGGAAAAAGTTACATAATGGCTTCCATAGCTTGCGAAATGCTACTAAACAAGGAAATAGAGCGCATAATAATTTCTCGTCCGAAACGCACTGTTGATAACGAAGATTGGGGCGCGCTCCCTGGGGAAATTGAAGATAAGTTCGCCGTTTTCCTAGAACCATTTAAGGATACCTTAGTAAAAAAACTAGGGGTTACGCACTACGAATACCTCGTAAAACGCAAACGCATTGAAGCAAAACCATTAGCGTTTTTGAGAGGAACTACGTTCACAGACGCGATGGTTTTGCTTGATGAAACGCAAAATGTGTCAGTAGAGCAAATTAGGTGCTTCCTGACACGAGTAGGAGAAGGGGTGAAAATCTGCGTAGCGGGCGATCCCGACCAAAGCGATATTAAGTTTACACAATCCGGACTAGATTACGCCATCGAAAGATTAGACGGTATAGAGGGTATCAGCGTAGAGCGATTTGAAGAAGAAGACATTGTCCGTTCGGCTTTAGCCAAGAAAATAACTATAGCTTTTCGTAAGTAATTGTGATATAATGATTAATGTGGATAGGGTTGCACGATACTAAAAGAACGGTGCACTGCTGGCAACACGTAAAAGAGCATATCGGAGAAACTTGTGATATTTCAGCAGGATATGAGTTTGAAGCTTATGCAATCCAGCATATTAGTTATAATTTAATGACCGAGTTTGAAGACC